CTGCGCCGGCATCGGGTAGTGGCAGACGGCGAGTTGCCCGCTGCTGGTCCCGATCAGCGGTGATGCGTTGACCGCATCGCGCAACCGTGCCGCCGCCGCTTCCGGTCGCATCCCGGCCACGTCAGCGCCTCCCCGCCAGCGCGGCGACGATCTCGCGCCGCGCCTGGTCGAACTCGGCCCGGAAGCGTGGCTCCAGTCGCGTCAGGACATCAGCCAGGAACCGCCGCGGCGGGATGCCGCGTTGCCCGATCGCCCGGCGCACGACGAACTCCGCCGCGATCGGGATACCGTGCCGGCGCAACCAGCCCGTAAGCGCCCCGGCCGGTGGCATCGGCGCCCCGGCTCGGCGACCATCATGGACCGGCCGCGCATAGGGCACGTTGGTGCCCCAGGCGCCCCGCGCCACGCCACCGGCAAAGGTGGCGCGGCTGGCGGTGATGCTGCGCCGCAGATGGCCGGTGTCCACCGGCACCATCGTCTTCGAGCCGCGCTCCCCCAACGCCGTGCAGCGATCGACCGCCCGTCGCAGCGCGGTCCCGACGATCGCCGGCGCCTGGCGCATCCGCCCGGTAAATTCCGCCTGCCCAGTCAGGTGGACGCGGAAATCGGCCATCAGATCACCAGTTCATAGATGCCGTACGTCCGGATCGCCGCTTTGACCCGCTCGTACGCCCACGGGTTGCGCGCCGGCATCTGTAACCCGTCACCGCCGACCAGACCGCCGGGACTCGCCGCATCCTCCCGATAGTGATGGGCCACCAGGAAATTCAGCGCCTCGACGACGATCGCCGGCGGCGAGGTCCAGGCCGCATTGATCCACGTCCCGGCGATCCGCACCGGCCCGGCCCAGCCAAGACCGGATAGGCGCTCGATGCGTCGGTAGCCGGCGACGGCATCCCCCCCAGCCAGGCGGTAGTCCGCCACCGCCAGCGCCGTCCCGTCGTCCCAGGTCGTCCCGTTCCAGGTGCCGCCCTCGTCGATCGCCGTCACCGCCAGCACGGGCCAGGGCAGCACGAGATCGGCGACGAATCCGGAGCTCGGCGGAAACGGCGTCGCGACGATCGGCAGCGTCGCCCACGGTGCGGGCGCGTCGACCGTCCGCGTCTCGACGCTCGTGCCGGTCCGGTTGCACTTGGCGTCGAAGAGTCGAGACAGCGCCTCATTCAGCGCGGCGATCCGGGCGACCTCCGGCGCGCCGAGGGCAACGCCGCCGGCCGTCAATTGCCGTTCGATTTCGTCCGGGTCGCCGTAGGCCGTCACCAGTTACTCCGTCTCGGCCGGGCCGGTCGCGCGCTCATTCTCCGCCGGCCCCTTGCTCTTGCGCGTCTCCGCCTTGGGTGGCGTGGCGGGCGGCGTCGCCTCGAACGTCGCGCCCGGCGGCAGCAACGCGCCTTTCTTGGCATGGAAACGGTTGCCGTTGAGCAGGTATGTCCCGTCCGCCGGCGCCTTCGCTCGGTCGCTCATGGGGTCCTCCGGGTCAATCCATCGCACGCCGGGCGCGATGGACGGTGCCGTCGTCTCGTCCGCGATCAGAAAACGACCGCCCGGCACCGTCCATCGCGTCACGGAGCCGCCAGGAAATAGACAACGCACATCCCCAGCACGAACCCGACGATCAGCCCGGCCAGGTCGTACCAGCGCATCGCTCCCTCGCTACTTCGCCTGCCCCTTGATCCCGATGTTGATCACGACGGTCCCGGTCCCGCCGAAGGTGTACTGCGCCCGCCAGCAATCGCCAGAGGCCACGGCGGTGCTGCCGACGATGTCCGAGACCGTCTGCCGCTGCACCGCCGGCGTCACCGTGGCGTTGATCGCGGTCCAGGTGCCGACGTTCGTCCAGGTTTCCCCGCCGTCGAGACTGTTCTGCCAGACGACGGTAAACGTCGGGTTGGTGCCCGCCATCGTGCCGGTCAGCCGCACCTCGGTGTCGAAGATCGTGTACCCACCCAGGCCGCACTGCGGGTCGCTCGCGACCGGCGTGGTATTGACCATCGTGTACTCGCCGTCGTCGAAGTACACGATCCGTTCGGAGTCGTTCGCGGTCGGCGCGAAGCCGTCCGGCAGGGCATAGTCGTAGACGAGCGCCCGCAGCCCGGAGCCGTTCGGGTTGCCGACGACGATGGGCCCGGCGGACACCCCGCTCATCGTGACGCGGATACCGCCGGAGACGAGCACCATCGCTAGCGCGCAGGCCAGCAGCACCGTCGAGAACTTGTGTGTCCGCAGGTAGCGGATCATGCTGCGCATCGGGGGCAACTCCTCGTGACGCGGCGCTCTACTAGGCGCTGGTCAGGGTCGTGACCGCGAACGCGGCCGGGCGGAAAACGGCGAAGGTCAGCCGCTCCTCGGCGAGCAGCGCAATCATGTTGTGGACAAACATGTCGTTGATCCAGCCGGCGGTCACGGCCGCGGCCATGCGGTCGAAGACCGCCGCCATCCGCCCGTCACCCACGACCGCCGTCCCTTCGGTAAGCGCCTCCGTCTCGACAACGCGCATACCCCACATCGTGCCGAACGTCGGATTGCCGAAGGGGCCGCCGCCGACCATGTACTGCCGGTTGGCATCGGTTGTGGAAAGGAACCGCTCATTGTCCGCCGGCGAGAGCAGGACGAAATTCGGTCGCGCCCGGCCGGTGATCCGGACGACGCGCCGCGCCCGCAGGATGCGGTCGAAGTCCTCATTGGCGTCGCCCACCCCGGCGACCGGATTGGCCCCGAAATAGGCGGCATCCAGCGTGTTGGTCCCGGACACGTCAAGCAGGCCGGAGATGTTCGGCGGCGTGCCATTGCCATTGACGATGGCATCGTCCTCGACCAGCCGCAGCCCGTCGATCAGTCGCCCCTCGATGATGCCGCGCATCGCCGGCACGTCATCGAGCGTCTGATTCGTGACCGGAATCCAGTGCGCCAGCGTTTCGACCGCCGCGCTCGCCGACTCAAACGTCAGCGCCGATTCGGGCTTGGCGTTCGTCGCGCTCGGCGTGGTGGCGCTGAAGGTCGCGGACTCGCTGACGAACGCGGCATTATTGGTGAAGGCGAGCTCCCGGAAGAACTGGACGACATTGCTCTGGGTTTGCAGGTTGAGGAAGACGCTCCGAACATTGAACTCCGGCAGATCCGGGGTATAGACGCCCGGCAGGCGGTTCGGGGCGATGAAGGCCGGCGCCGAGGGCAGGGCGCCGGAATAGATCAGGGTCCGCAGTTCCTCCGGTCCCATGCCGGTGACATCCGGCAGACGCGCCGACCGGTGGTAGAAACTGCCGACATCCACCCGGCCGGAGTTGCGACCCGTTTGAAAACCGGACGAGCGGTACTCCTGCCAGCCCTCGGAGGCGAAGAGGGCATCGGCGGGGCGGGCAATCCGCGCCCGCTCCTCGGCTGGGGCGGCGCGCTCAGCGCCGCGGCCGTCCAGCGACGGCGGAACGGTGTTGGCGGCGCTGCCCCGGCCCTGATGCATCCGCCGGTCCTGATCGGCCAGGAAATCGGCGTCAGCGGCGCGGCGGTCCAATTCGTCGATTTTCGCCTTGAGTGACCGGGCCTCGGTCATCTTGGCGTCAAACTGCGTGCCTTCCTCCTCGGTCAGCGCGCCGTCCTTTGCCTTCGCGGCCAGGGCGCGCAACTCGACCAGGAGCGCGGCATAGCGTTCGCGCTCATTCATGCGGCTACCTCGGGAGGAATACCCAGCTCAACAGCCAGGTAGGCGAACTCACGCGCGAAATCGCGTCGTGCCCGCGCCTCGGAGGTGCCGTGGGGTTCCCCGGCGGCGGCGTCCAGCGTCATGGCGGCGACGATCTGTTCCGCCAGGGCGCGCTGCTCATCGTCGAGCGTGCCGGCCCTGATCGCGGCCAGGAGGGTGGTGAGCGGATCGGCCGACCGGATCGCGGTCGGCTGCGCTCGCTCATTCGCGGGGAATGTGACAATAGACGATTCCCACCAGCGGAATTCGGTGATACCACGCAGGTCGGAGCGCGGCAGTTTCTTGACGAACTCGGGCGCGACGGAGAGGTCAAGCGGGTCGTCGTCCTCGGCGGATCGGTCGCGAATGCGGGTAAAGCCGAAGGAGAGTCCCAGCGGCACACCGGCCCGCAGCAGGCTCATCGCTTCCTCGCCGCGGCGGACCGATTCGATTACCTCGACGGAGACGCGAAGGCCGTCCTTGTCGGCGCGCGTGCCATCGTTGTGCCGGCCGATCGGATCGTCCGGCCAGTGCTGCCAGAGCACCGGCGCCTTGTCGCGCCGCTCCTTGACCGTCTTGGTCGCCGAGCCGGGCACGAAGAACGTCCCGCGGTCATCCACGGTCCACCACGTCGTCACGTAGCCATCGAAGCCGGGGGTGTCGGCGAGGGGCGCGACGGCACGCAACTCCGGGCCGTCGCCATCGGCGGCGGCAATCAGGCAGTCGCGGACCTCGTACTCAACGGGGATCGGGCGCGGCATGAGGATGGCCCTGCCCGCGCCGCTCGCCATTGCGACACGCGCATCCAGGGCCATCTGCCCACATCATCGGCGATTCGCACGCTAGACTATCACAATCCGCCACCGCTTGCACGATTTGCATTGCATCGTCACGGTGGTACCCGGCGGTGCCGTCGTCGTCCCCAGGTGCCGGCGACAGACCGGGCAGCAGAGGGCGGTGACGGTCGTGACCGGCGCGGGATGGACTGGCGGCACCGTCGTCAACTCGTTGCCTCCGTCACCGCGCCGGTAAGGACCAGCTTGCCGCGTTCCAGCGTCGCGAGCGTTCCGTCGCTGGCGCGGATCTGGTAGTCATAGTGATAGACCTGCCCGGCGGTGAGCGCGGCGGACTCAGCGGCCGTGACCCGGTGCGTCGCCAGGCCACCGGCGGCGTTCGTGATGGTCAGCAGCCCGTCACCGGATTCATGTTGCAGTGCGGCGTCGGCGTCGGCATCGTCCAGGCGCACCTTGAGGGTGAACCAGAGCGTTCCGTCCGTCAGGTCGTAGGCGCTGCCGTCATCAGCGCGGATCGTCAGCGCCTCCGAGAAATCATCGCCATGCGGAAAGACAATCGCGTTCGCCATCTCGCCTCCACTAGCCTGGGATGCGCGTCAGGATCGGCGGGGCCGTCCGTGTCCGCGTCAAGGTCAACTCCGTCGTCGTGCGGGTCAGGTTCGCCTCCCAGGCGGACGGCAGCGTCCCGTCGAGCACGGCGATCGTCTGACCCTCCACCGAAAGCGTACCGGTCGCGACGATCGCGACCGAGCCCCAGAACGCGGCGATCGCCTGGCCGGACACGGCGAGACTCCCGGTCGTCAGCGCGCCCGTCGCCCCACCGCTCCCGGTGATCGCCTGACCAGTGACGGCAGCGGTCCCGGCGGTGATCGTCCCCAGGTCCGGCACGGCAGCGGTGATCGCCTGCCCGGACACGACGAGGGCGCCGGTTGCCACGCTCCCGAGCGCGCCGGCGATCCCCGTCACGGTCTGCCCGGTGACGGCGAGCGCGCCAGCGTCGATCGTGCCTATGTCGCTGCCGCCGCCGGTTTCGGTGCCGGTGACGGTCTGTCCGGTGACGGCGAGGCTGCCCGCGTCGATCGTGCCGACCGCGTCAGCGATCCCCGCGACCGCCTGCCCGGCGATGACGAGCGATCCGGCGGCGATCTCGCCCACGG